CTAGACGCCCTGTCCCATGCCGGTGGTGTCGATGCCGATGAACACCACGTTGTATTGCTGCGTAATGCTGCGGATGTATTCCGCCTGCGCGTCATAGTCCGCGCCCTGGAACTGCTGGCGGTGCAGCAGCCGGAACTTGCCACCTGGCGCCTTGGGTGGCGCGATCACCACCAGGGCTGCACGGTCCCCGGTGTATGCCGGGTCGTAGCCGACCCATACAGGCTGATGGGCAAAGGGCCGCGTGGCCAGGGGTTTAAAGTCGTCGGCCCACAGCTCCCAGCTGTCCACCATGCACGTCTGCATCATCTGCAGGGTGAAAGTCGAATTGCTGTCGTCGATGAATTCGCACTTGAACAGGTTGGCGAATTCGTCGTCGGGGTACTCGTCCAGCAGCTCCGCCAGGTCGAACAGGTTGCAGCCCTGGGCCAATGCGTCCTCGATGGTCACGATGTGCCGGAAGCGCCCATCAATGCAGCGCATGCCGGCCGCAAGTGCCTTGTGGCTCAGGTCGATGTTGGTGTGCTTGCTCTTGTCCCTGCCCTTGTTGCGGTCTGCGCCTGTCCAGAACGGGTAAGCCTCGTGGCTCTTGGCTGATGGCGTAGAGAAATAGGTTTTGCGCCAGTGCTTGTGCGTGGCCATGGCGCTGGCCACCTTGTTCAGCTCTTTGAAGTTCCCCGTCCAAAAGAACTCGTCGAAGTAGAAATCGCCGCTGCGGCCCTGGGCCGTCTTGGCGTTGGTGCCCAAAAAATGCAGCTCTGCGTTGTTCCACAGCACCATGGGATCGCCGCTCAGGTCTACATCCACCTCCCGCGCAAAGGCAATCATGTAGTTCTTGAACTGGTGGGCCTGAGCCTTGGATGCGGACAGAAAAATCTGATTGCGCCCCTCCAAAACGGCACGAACCAAAGCCTCCCGGGCAAAGTAGAACGTGGCCCCGATCTGGCGCGACTTCAGCAGAATGCGCGTACGCTCTTTCTGTGCCTCATACCAGCGGTTCTGATAGCCAAAATTCCCAGCGTGGAATATCTCCACCAGCCGGTCGATCTGCTCTTGGCTGAACTCGTTGCGCTTGGGCTTGCGCTTCGGTGCCGCGTTGCGGCGGGCAATGGCGGGGTTTAGATCGCCTTCCTTGCCGGTGTCTTGGTAGCGCTCAATGCGCGCGGTGCGCTCCAGTTGCCGGCCCAGCAGATCTATTTCTTTGAAGTCGCTGCCATTCTTGGCCTCCTTCATGATGAGCTGCACCATGCGCAGCTCAAGGGCTCCATTCACGCGCTCCAGCGGTGCAGCTTCATCCCACTTTTCGGCATCGCGCCAGCCGTACAGCGTGGACGCCGGCAGCCCCAGGTGCTCGGCAATCAGCTTGACGCGCCAGCCCTGTCAATACAGGTGACGCGCCACCGTGCGCGGCTGCGTATCAGTCGCCAGCGCAGCAGCCTGCAGGCCGTACAGGTGCCGTTCTTCCCTGAAGACGCGCTGTTCATCACCACATTCGACAACCTGTCCATCTACTGGCAGCGCGGTGGCCGCCGCCGCCACATCCTGGAGAACCCCAAGCGCGACCGCGTGGAGGACTACCAGTCCAGCAACGATGCCTACGTGTTGGAAGACGTGGGCCAGGCCGTGCTGGTCGAGAACATCGAGCTGACCGAAGCGTAAGCCCGCCGGGCCGCCCAGCAGGGGCTGGCGGCCCTCCCTTCCCCATCACCCGGAAACGACCATGGCACTCACTCCCGCCCAGCGTCACCGCGCCCGCGTCCTGGCAGAAAAGGCACAGGCGCAAAGCTCCTTCGGCATCGAGCTGAAGGGCAGCGCCTACGAGCTGATGCTGGCCAAACTGGCCGGCGACAAGCGCACCCTCAAGAATCTGGAATCCGTCCAGCTCAAGCGCCAGGCCAAGGCCAAGCTGCTGCCCGACTACCTGCCTTGGATTGAAGGTGCCATCACCCAAGGCCAGGGCGGCCGGGATGACGTTTTCACCGCCACCATGGTGTGGGCTATTGATGCCGGCGCCTACGGCCTGGCTTTGCGCATGGCTACCTATGTGCTCCAGCACAAACTGCCCCTGCCTGACAACTACCAGCGCGGCACCGCTGCGCTGCTGCTGGATGAATACGCCGACTCCTACCTGCGCGGCCAATGGCAAGCGCTGCGCCTGGGAACGGATGACCAGGGCCAGCCCGCCCTGGTGCGGGATGACACCCACCCTGCCGAGCACCTGACGGCACTGGCTGGACTCACGCAGGGGCTGGATGCCCCGGACCAGGCCCGCGCAAAGCTGCTCAAGGCCACGGCCTACGCCATGCTGGGCAAAGTCCAGACGGCCGAGGCGCCCAAGCTGGATGGTCTGTCCCCTGAAACCCTGGCCGATGTGCTCGCCCTGCTGGTGCAAGCCCTTCATCTGGATGCGCTGTCGGGTGTCAAGAAAGACATTGAGCGCATCGAGCGCAAGCAACGCGCACTGGCTGCCCCTGCTGTCACCCCGGAGGCCGCGCCCGCCGAAGCCAAAGCCCCGGCCAAACGCCCCCCGGCTGCCGCCGGGCCTACCGCAAAGGCCGCAGTCCGCGGTGCCGCCAAAAAACCCCGCACCCCCAAGACCTGACACCACCGAGCACCCCCAGTGCCGGGCGGCTCGCAGGGCCGCGCCAGGGCTTCGGCCCAACGGCAACGCCCTGCGACCACCGCCCACCACTGAACCACTGCGCCGCCATGCCCATGCTGCCTACGCCCGTAATCGTTGCCGCCCCGCCCAACACACCCGCACCCCAAGGGCAACTGGTGGCGGGCGCTTTCTGGCCTGCCATCGATCTGGCGGCACTGCGCTTTGCCGTGGCTGTCGATGCTTCCGTGACCGTCCAGCGCCTGGAGGAAGCCGCCACCGAAGCCATGGCCACGGTCATAGACCAGCTGGCACCCTGGGCCGCTGCGCACCAGGCCGTAGGAATTGCCAGCTTGTCCGCTGTGCCTGCGCTGGCCATCAATGGCACCAGCGTGCATGTGCGCCGCTTCATGCGCTCCGTCTACGCATACACCAAGGCCAATCTGGCCGAGCGGTACGCGGACTCCGACGCCACGGGCCGTGCGGAACGTGGAGAGAACGGTCGCCGCACCCAGGCAGAGGAATACCGCCGCGACGGCCTGCATGCCGTGCGCGACATCCTGGGCGTGGCGCGTATGACTTCGGAGCTGATCTAGCCATGCCCATCACAGTGCGCGCACAGCAAGGCGACACCGTGGACCAGTTGTGCCTGCGTCACCTGGGCATGACCGCCGGGGTGACCGAAGCCGCCTACGCCCTCAATCCCGGCTTGGCTGCGCTGGGGCCAACCCTCCCCCTTGGCCAGCGCGTGCTGCTGCCGGACAAGCCCACCGCCGCCGCCACGGCCAGCCAAACCGTATCCCTTTGGGACTGACCCCTTTACCTCTCTCTATAGGCCTTGCTTCCTCATGTCTGATCCCACTTCCGCCGCTGGCACCTTCGCTGGCTACAAGCTCGCCCTGCTTTCCCTGCCTGTCGTGGCCAGCCTCATTGCATTTTGGCTGGGCATGCGCTTTGTGCCGCTGCGCACTGCAGATCCGCGT